CCTAAAAGTTACGTTAGTAAAGATGAATTTAATATAACGATGAAGCGCATTGAAGATATGGTTGAGCGGATCTATGATAAGTTAGATGGCAAAGCGGATAAGTGAGGGTGAAATGGGAAATTTTTACACAGACGTGATCAAGAAAGATCATCGATTCGCTTCTCCTGATAGAATTAACGATCCAAATTTGCTGGAGCCCAAAACGCGGGCGGCTGTCGCGGCAATTATCACTGAAGCTGCCGCCATGGGCGTTCACCTGACCATTCTAGAGACATATCGAAGTCAGGTCCGGCAGCACGACTTGTATACGAAGGGCGCGACACAGCTTCGTGATGTGGGATGCCACGGGTATGGCGTCGCAGCTGACTTGGGGATCATGACTGAAAAAGGCATGGATCCCGATGGCGCGCACTATGATATTCTTCGCAAGTTAGCTGAAAAACATGGGCTTATTTCCGGAGTTGATTGGGGTCTCCCCAACCTTCCTCATTCCTTTCGGGATAGCGACCATGTACAGAGAATTGCTGTAAAGCGCCAGAATAGCCTTTTCGCAGGAAAGTGGTATCCTGACGAGAACTACGATCCGCTTATTGACCTCGGGAGAAAGTAATGAAGGGCTACCGCACTTATATCGCCGCCGCTGTCACTGCCGCCGCTGGCGTGATTGCCGCCACTACCCTGCCGGACAATAAGGCTGGCTGGACCGCGCTCGGCATGGCCGTCCTTATGGCCGTCCTGCGCTCAGTTACGACCACGCCCCCGGGCACTGGAGCCTGATATGCACAAGATGACACTTCCCGTCATTGCGGCGGCGTCCCTCCTCGCCGGCTGCTCCGCCAGTCAGTTGACGCAGTATACGTCTGCCGCCGTGGCGACGACTGCCGTCCTAAAGCAGATCGGTACTGACATCGTTACTTTCGACTGTGCCAACGCCGACTTGATCTACGTCATTGCCAAGGACGCTGGCGCCTCTTCGCGTGTTCAGACGGCACTTGCGAAAAATGACCAGATTGCCAAGGACGCTTGCCCTGCAATTACGGGTACGCCGTCCATTGTCGTGCAGACTGGTGCCGTCGTCACGCCCGTGGCGGCTAAGTAATGGACGCCCGCTTTAAGGCGCTCCTTGACGATGCTGCGTGGGCGGCGAAAAAGGTGCAAGCCGTCATCTCAGCGGTGAACGGCTCGCCCATTACGGTCGAGGCCGAAAAGCTTGTCCCCGGACTCACAGGTCTCGTAGGCAAACTTGCCGGCATCGAGGCTGTTGCCGCAGGGGCTTCAACCGCTCTTCCCGCTATCGAGGCGGCGATCACGATTTATGAAGCGCTTGGCGGACGGCCCAATCAGGATCTCGATAATGTCGGTCCCGGCCGAAGCGAAATGAGAGACGGCTGATCATCAGCCGTTTTTCTTTCTGTTTTGTGGTATAGGGGAGGGAGAGGTGGCAAATGTCAACGCCAAATACTAATCCCCTTACCTACAACGGCTACGTCAATCAGATTGCAACGCTCGCGATTGTGTCAACGACTACCGTTAGCGGCGTTGTTCAGGGCGTTGATGCATCGTTTAATACCCTTATTCCTCAGATGTTGAATTATGCTGAGCTTCGGATTCAGCGCGATCTTGATCTTTTGCCGGCACAGGTTTCAAACACGACCTACAGTCTGACGGCCAATGTCAATTCCCTTTCGATTGCAATTAGCGACTTCATCACGCTTCAGACCGTGTCGGTTGCGTCGGGCACCAGTCAATTTCCCCTGATCCCAACGACAAAAGAGTTTTTGCAGAACGTCTATAATGACAATAGCTACACGGCGCAGCCGCAGTATTTTGCTATTTATGGCGGAAATACCTCGACTTTGCTCAACATTGTCGTCGGTCCGTATCCTGACCAATCATACAATCTGACGCTTGTCGGAACCACTAGGCTTCCAAGTCTTTACCAGTATGCGAACACGGCTAACGCTGGTACGGCGACAACGTTCATTTCTACCTATCTGCCGGACCTGCTCATTCAGGCCAGCATGATCTATATTAGCCAGTTCCAGCGGAACTTTGGTCCTGCGAGCAACGATCCCCAGATGGGGCCAACATTTGAAGCGCAGTATCAATCGCTGCTCCGTGGCGCACTCGGGGAAGAATACCGCAAGCGGTTCGAATCCGTCGCGTGGTCCTCGATGTCCGCGTCTCCCGTCGCTACGCCGTCGGCGGGGTAACACATGCCGCACGCCACGCTTAAATTACGCCCCGGTGTCGATCAGAACGAGACGCCTGTCCTCAATGAGGCGGGCATATCTCAGTCCAATCTGATCAGGTTCATTCCGGATCGTACGCAGGGTGCCTTGATTCAAAAGCTTGGCGGTTGGACAAAGTATTTTAGTACGTCAATGGTCGCCATTGTCCGCGCGCTTTGGGCTTGGGAAGACACCAACTCCAATAAGTGGCTGGCGTCTGGCACTGATACGTATTCCCCTTCATTCGTGGGAACGGGATCAATCTCTTCCACGACGCTGACGCTATCGGCTGTATCGTCCGGTTCAGTTGTTGTTGGTCAAGTCATCACTGGCACGGGAATCACGACCGGCACGACGATCACCGCTTTTGTGAGTGGTACAGGCGGCGCGGGCACATATACGGTTAGCGTATCTCAGACCATATCTTCTATGGCAATTAGCGGTACATTTACGCGTTCTCAGCTTGCTGTTCTAAACGCCGTTCAGGGGTCGAATGGAATTACGACTGCCACGACGATTACCGACATCACGCCGCAGGCAACTTACGACAATATCGCCGTCTCGTTTTCAACGACATTGAACTCTTCAACGGTAAATATTACCGACGCTACTGTTACGGGCGTAAATACATTCGACTCGGTATACATAGCCACGCAAGTCAGTGTCGGCGGTCTTGTGCTATTTGGCCTGTATCCGGTCACTGGCATCGTCAGTTCGACGGTCTATCAGATCCAAGCAACAAATGTTCTTGGCAATCCCACTTATGCCACGGCCACCGTGACCAATGGCGGCGCGGTTCCCTCGTTTGCCACGACAACGACTTCTCCGTCGGTCGTGACGGTGACACTGGCGAATCACGGCTATTTGGCCGGCAGCACATTCCCCGTCCTTGTGCTCACGACTGTTGGCGGTATTCCAATTTACGGGAACTACATCGTTCAGTCTGTCATTGATGCCAATACGTTCACCATTCAGACGGCAGTGTCGGCAACTTCAACGACAAGCGGATCGATGAATGGCGGAAATGTCCGCTTTGTTTATTCCACTGGCGTCGCCCCCTCGGTCCCATATTCTGGGTACGGTCAGGGAAACTATGGTGCTGGGGGTTATGGTACGGGCGTCACGGTTCCAGCGGCTGCCGGCAATCCAATCGCGGCGACAAATTGGACATTGGATAATTGGGGCCAGATTCTCATCTCTTGCCCGACTGGCACGGTTGTCAACACTATCCCCTTACAGGGAATTTATCAGTGGGATCCGACGACTAACGCCCCCAACGCGACAATTATTCCGCAGGCGCCTCCGGTCAATGAAGGTGTCTTCGTTGCCATGCCGGAACGTCAGATTGTTGCCTATGGATCGACGTTTACAGGCATTCAGGACCCGCTTTTGGTTCGCTGGTGCGACATTAACAATTACAATTCTTGGGTGGCGACGATCACCAATCAGGCTGGCTCATTCCGAATCCCGAAGGGGTCCCGCATTGTCGGCGCCATTCAGGGGCCCCAGCAGGGCTTGATTTGGACCGATCTCGCGCTCTGGTCCATGCAGTACATTAATCAGCCTTATGTCTACAGTTTCAACGAAATCGGCACCGGGTGCGGACTTATCGCTAAAAAGGCCGCGACATCGTTAAATGGCGTTGTTTACTGGATGGGGCAAAGCCAGTTCTTCAAACTTGATTCCGGTGGCGTAAGCCCCGTCGTGTGTCCGATCTGGGACGTGATCTTTCAGGATCTCGATTTGACGCATCTCGATAAGATTCGGGTTGCCCCTAACTCTCGCTTTGGCGAAGTTTCTTGGTACTACCCAACCACTGGCAACGGCGGCGAAGTGAATGCGTACGCCAAGTACAACGTTAATCTAGGCGTTTGGGATTTCGGCACGCTTTCCCGCACGGCGTGGATCAACGAAAGCGTACTCGGCCCGCCCATCGGCGCGGATCCGTCGAGTCTGTACATTTATCAGCACGAAACGTCTCCCGATGCCGATGGACAGCCGCTATTGGCGAATTTCACGACCGGCTATTTCTCTCTGTCAGACGCTGATATGAAGACGTTCATCGATCAGTGGTGGCCGGATATGAAATTCGGTTACTATGGAAGTGTTCAGAACGCCACGCTCAGCTTCACATTCAATGCCACTGACTATCCGGGCCAGACGCCGACGACGTATGGTCCCTTCACTGTGAATAGTGGTACGACTTTCTTCAGCCCTCGCATCCGTGGTCGCCTTGTATCGTTCAGTGTCAGTAGTAGCGACATTGGTTCTTGGTGGCGCATCGGCGGAAATCGTTATCGCTACTCACCCGATGGCAAATTCTAATGTCAGCATCGATCACTGATCTCCTTACATCCGCAAAAAATATCGTTACGGCGATTAATGGTGTCGCGCAGACATACCTTAACGTTAACGGTACGCTGATAAAAAACGGCATTACTGCCGCGACTGTCGTCAATACGGGTCAGGGGAGAATCGTAAACGTCAGTGTCGTTGCGACAAGTTCAACGGCTGGCAAAATTTACGATGCGACTACATCCGCTGCCACGACCAATCCAATTGGTGTAATTCCGGCCACGGTTGGAATGTTCAATTGGAACATTCCTTATAACAATGGTATTGTCGTTGCTCCGGGAAGCGGGCAGACAATAACTATTTCCTACTCCTGAGGAAGACAGAGTGTCGCCATGCCCTTGACGCCCGGAAGCTCCCCGAAAACCATTTCTTCTAACATTTCCGAAATGATTTCTTCGGGTCATCCCAAGGCTCAGGCTATCGCCGCCGCATTGAACACCGCGCGCCAGTCCCGCGCCGAGGGCGGGCCGTTTCCGATCAAGACGCCAAAGCCCCCAAAGAGCGGGAAGCTCCACATCGGCCCCATTCATAGTGCCGTGGCCGGACGTACCGATCACTTGCCCGTGCATGTGCCCAGCGGTTCCTACGTTATCCCCGCCGACATTGTATCCGCCATGGGCGAGGGCAATACGATGTCGGGTTTCCGGCAAATCAAACGCATGTTTTCCGGAGCACCCTACGGTGGATCGAGCGCGCCCTATGGGCAGGCCAGTGGACCGTACGGATCGGCAATGCCCCATAAAGCCGACGGCGGAGAAGTTCCGGGTGTCCCTTGCGTCGTCGCTGGCGGAGAATATGTCGTTGCGCCCCATGAAGTTGCGTGGATTGGCGACGGTGATATGGAAAAAGGACACCGAGAATTGGATGATTTCGTTAAATCGTATCGTGCCAAGACGATCAAAACGCTTAGCAAACTCCCTCCGCCGAAGAAGGATTAGGGCCGATGATATTCGCCTTGAAAACGAATAGCGGCCTCAACGTAAGCTTCGTGCGCTTTTTCAGCGGTAGCGAAACAACCGAGATATATATATTTTTTATTAAAAGTTATTTTGGCCTCGTAAGGATTATCTTTAAGCCAATTTTTATAAGAAACACCTTTAAATCCAGTTCTATTTGCAGATCGACTATTCGCCCTATTTTGACTATTTGTCGCTTCTCTAAGGTTGCATATACGGTTGTCGGATCTATTTACATTTATGTGATCAATCTGATCCAAAGGCCATTTTCTGTTCATGTAAAACCACGCGAGGCGATGGGCAGCGTAATGCTTTCCATGAATTTCAATGTTAATATATCCTTTGTGATGAAGACAACCCGCGCGCTGTCCGACACGAATTTTTGGCCTAGGTTTAGCCCAATGAAAAAACCCCGTATCGGGATCATAGTTAAGGATTTCGGTGAGGGTTTCGTGGGAGATTTTGTTCATGCGTAATCAATATCATATTTTGCCGGGATGTAAAGAGACTAAGGAGAGGGTTTAGAATGTCTGATATCAAGGTCCGCACCGGCATCCCTGAAGACGTCGATGGAATGATGCAACTTGCACTGGCAGCGTGTGAAGAAAATGGACTGACTAGGCCGAGCCCCGCAAAATTATTGAACGAGATTTGGGCCGGTCTAAATAGAGACCACGGCATCGTTGGCGTAATTGGCCCGGTTGGCGGAAAGTTAGAGGCCGCTATTTTGCTGCGGACTGAGGCTTTGTGGTATAGCGAAGACATGACGCTCGTCGAGCGCGCGGTCTTTGTGGATCCCGAACATCGTGGAGCCAAAATTGGCCGGGCAAACATGCTCTGCGATTTTGCCAAAGCGGCGGCTAGAGGCCTCGGAATGCCACTCGTGATCGGAATTATCACTTCGGATCGCGCGAAGGGCAAGGTGGCCCTCTATCAGCGGCATTTTGGTCCGGAGCAGGGGGCCTACTGGGTTTACGGCACCAAGACGGGTGCGTGGAAGGATGAGGCGCGATGAGCGGCGGCGGCAAAACATCTACCTCCACCCAAGGCGTAACGATTCCGCCGGAAGTTCTGGCTCGCTACAATAGCGTGAACCAGACCGCACAGAACGTCGCTCAGACGCCGTTCCAGCAGTACAGCACTGATCCAAATGCTTTCGTCGCGCCGATAAATCAGCAGCAGCAGGCCGGCATTGCTAGTACGAACGCTGCTGCCAATCAGGGGCAGGGCTATTTTAATGCTGCCACGGCCTATACCGGAGCGGCATCCCCGACGAATGTTGGCGCCGTGAATAATGCCCAGATTGGGCAGTACATGAACCCATATATTCAGTCGGTGGTTAATCCGACCGCGCAGTTGCTTAATCAGCAGCAGCAGGCCCAGATGTCGGGCCAGACCGGCAATGCAATTTCACAAGGTGCGTTTGGTGGGGACCGGGCAGGCATTGCGGCAGCGAATCTTGCTGGTCAGCAGAGCCTCGCATTTTCCAATGCCATTAATCCGCTCTACAGTCAGGGCTATACACAGGCCCTTGGCGCGGCTCAGCAGCAGCAGGGCGTCAATCTTGCCCAGCAGCAGGCGAACAACCAGCTGATGCTTCAGCAAGGCGCGCAGTTCGGTAATTTGGGTGCGGGCGCACAGACTGCTGCACTTCAGGGTGCTCAGGCACAGATTGGCGCCGGCACGCTGGAACAGCAGACGCAGCAGGCGGGACAGTCGGCGCTCTACAACCAGTTCCTTCAGCAGCAGGCTTACCCGTTCCAGACGGCGCAGTTCTTGGCCAACATTGCCGAGGGCACGGGCGCACTGTCCGGTTCGACCACGACCACTACGCAGCCCTCTTCGTTCTTTTCGGATGAGCGGCTTAAGGAAGACATCGAAGACATCGGCCGGACTCACGACGGTCAGAAGATCGTCAAGTTCCGCTACAAGGGCGACAAGGGTCCGAAGCAGATCGGTCTCATTGCGCAGGACGTTGAAAAGCATCATCCTGATGCGGTCGGCCTCGCGGGTGGGTACAAGACTGTCGATTACGATAAGGCCACGCAGGACTCGGCCAGTATGGGCGGAGCGGTCACGCCCGAGCACCTTGGCGAGGGTTACGCGGGTGGCGGGTCGATTGTCGATCCCAATGATCTTTCTGCTCTCATGCAGGCGCAGCAGGCATACGTTGCACCCTACGCCAA